AGCAAGGACGAGTTTGGAAAAATCGCTTGTCGCTAGTCGCGATCTAGGTGGTGCCAAGATCAAAGTTGATTTCAGTGGCACGGCACAGGGATCAACAGCCGATCCGAAGATTTTGGATGAAGGCCCATTCAAGAAATTGAAAATCACCAGGTCGCCACAGGCACCGATGGCTGGCGGCGGCGTGACTGATTTCAACCGCTTTTCATTTGAGTAAGTCATGCCAGCCAATGATTTCGACTCCGAAGCTTTACTATCTTTCGTCAGCGAGCTGAGCCGGAGGGTCGAGGATTTAAAAAAGGAAATCGTTTCGCTGGGTGATCAATCCGGCACTGGCTTGCGCAAATCATCCGAACAGATGGAAAGGCTTGGTCAGGCCGTTGACAAGAATGCCAAGCCGCTGAAGGCGATGAAGGATCAGACCAGCAACCTGGTCGGTGCTCTGCGCGGCTCTGTTGGTTTGGGTGTGGCCTTTTACAGCGCCACCCAGGCCATGGAGAATTTTGTCCGTGGCGAATTGCAGCTGAGGAATTTCGCCATTGATGTTGGCCTGACATCTTTTGAAGTATCCAAGATGCGCACCCAGCTGTCGGCTGCTGGCATTGATGCCCGAACGGCCGACCAGCAGCTTGGCTCCTTGGCATCCAAGCTGGACAGCATCAAGACGTATCAGACGGCCTCGCCTGTCTATAAGGCGGTTGCGGCCAATGACCCGATCCTGGCCAAGCAGCTGCTCGATGCCGAGAAGATCGGCAATCGCATGGGGTCTATTGATGCCATCAGGCAGAAATGGAATGTGCCGGGTGAACGCTCGAAGCTGTATTTGGGTGAAACGCTGGGGGTGACTGCATCAACCATGCAGGCGCTCAACAGGAACCAGACCGGCCTGGTGCAGCCGTGGGAGTACAGCCAAAAGGAGCTGGACAAATATAATCGCGAATGGACCAACACCATCACCACCGTCACCAATGTTTGGGGTGCCTCGATGATGAAGATGGTCAGCTCAACCAATGAATTTGTCACCAACACAGAAAAGGAATGGGGTGGCATCACCAGCTGGTTTCAGGGACTGAAAGATGATTTTTCTGGCAAGGGAAAGCCTGGTGAAGAAATGTTTGGACCAAAAGGATTTCTGCCTGACAAGAAAGAATTGGAGGATGCCTGGGAAGCCCTGAAAAAACAAATGTCGAGTGAGGCGCATGCCGATGAGCCGACCGGCAGCGAAACCTTGCTGGAAGGTGATGCCTCTATTTCCCAGAGGTTCGGTGAATGGGGCAAGGACAAGCTGGACGTTCAGAAAAACTCCGGCCAACTGTTGCAGGACATCCGCGATCTTTTGCAAAATCAATCCGGCTCCGGTGGGCCGATGGGAGTTGGCGGTGCTGGCTTCGGCGGCAGCGGCGGTGGTGGTGACAGCAGTCCTGGCGGCCAGGCCAAGCTGAACGATGAAGCTGGCAACCCCATTGATCAGGAGACGATGAAGCAGGCCGAGGTGCTGGGGCGCAGCGGCGATGTTGCTGGACTGCAAAAACTGTTTGCGCAGAAGGGCTACCACATGAGTGGTGCCGCCTGCGGCATCGTGGCCAGCAAGTATGCCCGCGCCGCAGGTTTCCAGCCGCCCAAGAGCGGCGCGATCGCTACATCCTGGCACACCTTTGGCGAGGCGATGAAGCCAGAGGACATCAATGCGCCAGGGCATCCGTTCGGCAGCATGTTCGCCACCTACTATCATCGCCGCTACGGCGGCAATCCGAACGAGGTTTTGAGTACCGGCCAGATTGGCGGGCACGTCATGACGGTTGTGCCGGGCACCTTTGATGAAAAGACCGGCACTGCAATGTTTGCCGACCAGTACGGTGTGCGCCGGCGCAGCCTGAAAGACATGGACCCGCGCTATGCCGGGGCGGAGGCCGTAAGGCTGGCTGAGGCGCATAGGACAGGACAGGCTGATGCGCGCGACAAAATCGACAGTTCATTTCCCGGCATGCACACTGGCAGGGCCAGCGTTCATGTTGAATTTAACGGTGTGCCAAAGGGCGTGAAAACTGAAGCCGAGTTATTGGACCAGGGTGTTTTTGACACGTTGAATATCAAGAAGTCGCAACAACCGACCCATGCCCAAGACAATTGAAATTGCCAGGCTGAAAGTTGGCGGCCAGGATTTTACCGATTGGGAAACGGTCAGCGTCAAGCAGGAACTGCGCGGCAACCCGCCGCAGTCATGCCGTTTCACTTGCAGCGAAGGCTCACCGCTGGTCAAGAATTGGACCAAGCAGCAAATCATGCCGGGGCAAGATTGCTCGGTGTTTCTGGCTGGCCAGCTGGCCTTCAACGGCAAGGTGATTTCGCGCCAGGTGTTCGTTGATGCACGACGCCACCACATCGAAATTCAATGTGCCAATCTGCTTGAGCTGTCCACGGCCAGCGTCATCACCAAAACCGGCGAGTTCAAGAACCAGGAGCCTGAGCAAATCATTCGCTCAGTCTTGAAGGGTGTCGGTAAAAACCTGGTGGTGCTGGGCGGCCAATTGCCGAAGATCAAAATCCCGCGCCTCTCGGTCACGCCGGGGGAGTCGATCATTGATTTTATCGACACGCTGACGCGCCATTTGAGCCAGCAAAGCAATATTACAATCTCACATTCCGCAACGCCGCAGGGTGACTTCGCCATCGTGGTCGGCTCAACCGGTGGCAAGGATGAAATTGTCGAAGGCCAGAACATGCTGGAAGGCCGCGAGCTGATTTACATTCCAATGATTGCCGCGCCGCCGCCCGGTGACGGTGCTGGTGATCAAAAGGCCAGCCAGGCCACAACCGGGCAGCGCCCAGGCAATGACGACCAGTGGGGTGCCAAGGTTGCCTCTGTTCCATTCCTCTCCAAGACATTTGAAATGATGGGTAACAAGATTGTGCCCAGCAACATCGTTCCTGAAATCCCGCTGTGGGATAAATCCATCATCGAAGGCCGCGCCACTTCGGAAAGTGGCTGGATGAATGAGGACTACGTTACGGTGTACGGCACCCTGCAGGGCTGGCTCAGGCCTTCCGGCGGCCTCTGGGTGCCTGGCCAGGATGTGGTTGTCACCTCACCCATGCTGGTGATGAAGGGCGAAAAGCTGACCCTGAAAAGTGTCACCTACAGCCAGGACAACCAGACAGGGACGCGCGCCGTTCTTGAATGCTGCAATGCCAATGCCATGGGTGGCGCTCCAAAAGCAGGTCAATGAATGCGAAGCACACTCACTGATGCAGCCCGCAAGGCCAGGATGGGAATGGCCCGCGCCACCATTCGCGAAGTCGATGACAATCACCTGATGCAAGAAGTGAAATACGCTGACGTTTATCACAGTGAGACGCCGACCGATTTTGAACGCTGGCAGATGGTTGGCATGACAGCCGTGCCTTTCAAGCAGCAGCAAGACCCGAACCAGAAACCAGCAGCCGCAGCACCCGACACCGAGACAGGAGATTGGAACCACGACCAGCCGACCGGTGATGCTGCCGAGGCCGTGATGCTCTACCTCAACGGCTCGCGCTCCCATCCGGTGGCGATTGTGGATGACCGAAGGGTGCGGCCCTACGACATGAGTGAAGGCGAAGGTGCACACTATGCACCAGATGGCTCCGAGCAGATGGTGCTGTTCAAGGCCAACGGCACTTATGTCACATCCCTTGATGGCACATCGGTTGCGGACAAGCAGACCAAGCAGACACGCTTTGCCAGCCTGCGCCATGTCAACAAGAAGATGCAGACGCACAAGATCGACAAGCAGCAGGCCTCACAGTCATCATCATCCAGCAGCTCAGGAGCTGCAGCGCGCGATGCCAGCAGCAGCTCAGGCCAGCAGCAACAGCAGCAGCAAAAATACAAGCACGAAGGTGACAGCGTAAACACTGAGGTGCGCGTAACAGCTGGCCACATTGAATTTCGTGCTGGTGATACGGTCGTCGGCCTTTACGACAAGGGCAGCAATACCTGGACCATCAATGAGAGCGGCGGCAATTTCAAAGTCATCATCGACGGCAACAAAATTCTCTGCCAGTACCAGGACAACACGCAGTCATTTCGCGTTGACAAAGATCACACGCACATGCGGTTCAAGGGCAATAAAATCTGGTGTGACAAGGGCGGTTGTTTCTCAAGCGTTGCCATCACCGTTAAAGATGATCCATACGACTGATGGCCACCATCCAGGAAATAGCACCTGCGCCATGGCGGCTGCGCCTGCTGCCAGCATCCTTTGCCGGTGTGCAATTTCATGTTGAGCAGCAGGGGCGCAGCGGCGGCCGCCGCGTGGTCGTCCACGAATATCCGAAGCGAAACATGCCGTATGCCGAGGACATGGGCCGCGCTGCCTTTCGCTATCAGATGACCGGTTACATTGTGGGGCCGTCCTACCACATCAACAAAAAAGCCTTGATGGATGTGCTGGACAACAGCGAGGGCGGCCAGTTGGTCGATCCGTACCTGGCGCAGTCGAAGCTGTGCATCTGTGAACGCTATAGCGTCAGTGAACACCGCGAGCGCGGCGGCTACTGCACCTTTGAAATGTCATTCACCGAGGTGGGCACGGTCGGCAATGTGGGGCAGGCCAATACAGGTGATGCAACCAATTCCCAGGCGCAATCAACCTCCGGCGATGCTGCAGCCAATGTCGATTATCCGACCGTGGTGGCCCCGCCCGGTGCTGGCGGCATAGGGCATGCATGATAGCCAAACCGGAATACAGTGAAGCCCTGGGCATCTGCCAACGGCTGATGAAACAGCTGGTGAACTTTTCGATTGCGCCAGGTCTTGATGGTGCCAACCTGCACACGGCAGTCGGCACATTGCTGGGCAACTTTTCAGTGCTGATCAACAATCAGATAGTCGGCGCGCAGCTGCAGTTGTGCTTCGATTATGCCCGCGTTGCCGGTGCCACATTGAATGTGTTTGATAACGTGCGCGAAGCCGCGGCTGCCGAGCTGCCGCAATATTCATTGGGCATTCGCATCATCAATGCCGCGCTCATCCTGTCGCTGTCCGAGCAAAGTCAGCTCATCACTGCCATGATGTTCACCAGCCGCAATGATGTTGATGAGCTGATGGATGCCATGAGCATCATCATTGATGACATCAAGCTGCGTGGCTCGGAAACATTTGCCGTCAATGACTATCGCAACGTGGTGGCACTGTCGGCCTCGCTGATCTATCACCTGTCAGCCACGGAGCGGCTGCTGCCGCAGATTGTCAGCTATCAGATGCCAATCAATTACCCGGCGCTGGCGCTGGCCAACCGCATCTACGGTGATGCCTCGCGCAGCGACGAGCTGATCGCAGAGAATAAAACCATCCATCCCGCCTTCATGCAGCGCGACATCATCGCGTTGAGCGCATGAGTGATATTCGCATCATCAATGTCACCAACCTTAATGGCATCTGGGCCGATTGGCTGCTCAAGCAGAATGGTGCCCTGGATGAAAGCCAGGAGCTGGTCAACATAGCCAAGCTGGCGCTGCTGACGCATGCCCTGGCTGATCCGAGTGACATCCTGCCTGATCCTGACAGCACCGACCGGCGCGGCTGGTGGGGTGATCTTGAAGCGGATGCACTTTGGGATGGCTGGCCGATTGGCTGCAAGCTGTGGCTATTGGAGCGCGCCAAGATCACACCGGCAGAGGCGCGCGAAGGCTCAACCCTGGTCCGCGCCGAACAGTATTGCCAGATTGCCTTGCAGCCGATGATCGACATTGGGCTGTGCACGGCCTTCACTGTCAATGCCACGCGCGGCAGTCTTGAGCGCATTGATGTGGCCATCGTGGTCTATCGTGGCCCGCTGCCGCAGATTGAGTTGCGTTTTCAAAACCTCTGGCTCGGGATCGAGAACTAAACCAATGCCTTGGGTCACACCCTCCCTAAGTGATGTTCGCCAGACCGTGCGCGGGGAAATCACCACAGCTCTGGGCCGCGCCACGTTTGTTGGCAATAGCGTCCTGCGGGTCATGGCTGATGCCACGGCAGCACTCACGCATCTGGTGTTGCGCTACATTGATTGGCTGTCCCTGCAGCTCCTGCCCGACACCGCTGAAACCGAATGGCTGGACCGGCACGGTGATATCTGGCTGGTCAATGCCGATGGCACCACAGGGCGCAAGGCTGCTGCCACCGCTGCAGGCTCAGTGACCATGACCGGCACACCGGGCATCGTGGTGCCAACCGCAACGCAATTGTCGGATGGTGCGACAACCTACCAGACCACGGCTGACACAACGCTTGGCACCAGCGCGGTGGCTGTTGATGTTCGTGCCATCGACCCAGGTGCAGCCGGAAACCATGACCCCGGATATTCACTGGATTTTGTGGCCGCGCTGCCTGGTGTTGATGGCTCAGCCATCGTGGTCCAATTGGTCGGCGGTGCCGATGCCGAGACTGACAATGAGCTGCGTCAGCGCATCCTGCGCCGCATCCAAAATCCGCCGATGGGTGGCTCCGAGGCCGACTATGAACAATGGGCGCTGGCGGTCAACGGTGTGACGCGCGCCTGGGCTGCACCTGAGCAGGGCACCGGCACCATCACGGTGCGTTTCCTCATGGATGATCTGCGCGCCTCTGATGATGGCTGGCCGACGCCGGACGATATCATCGCGGTTGATACCTACATCGAACAGAAGCGCCCGGTGACGGTGAAGGATTGTATGTGCTGGCACCGATCAAGGAATTTATCGACATCACCATCAGCAATCTGGTGCCTGACACTGCCGAGGCGCGCGCGCAAATCGAGCAGAGCATTCGTGACATGCTGTTCGCCCAGGCCGCGCCAGGGCAGACGATCTATGCATCATGGGTCAGCTACGCGATCATGAATGCACCTGCTGTGCAGTCATTCAATCTTGTGACCACCGCTGACTATGTGATGCCGTCGCTCGGCCACATGGCGGTGCTGGAAACAATCCTTTTCGATTGATGCCATGAGCGACCGGCATGTGCGCAGGTCTGGCTCCGATTACCTGCAAGCCTTCCTGGCATTGCTTCCGGTGGGCCAAGCCTGGCCGCGCCATTTCGACAGCCTGCTGGTGCAGGTCTGCAAAGGCCTCTGCGAATTTTGGGGGTTTGTTGATAGCCGCGCCGCCGATTTGCTCGAGCGCGAGAGTGATCCGCGCCAGACGATAGAGCTGCTGCCGGATTTCGAGCGCAATTTCGGTCTGCCTGATCCTTGCTACACCGCGCCGCAGAGCATTGATGAGCGCCACCTGGCGCTGTTGATGCGCATGACCATGCTGGGCGCGCAGTCGCGTGAGTTCTTTATCGGTGTGGCAGCGCAGATTGGCTACACCATCAGCATCACTGAATATCGCACCTTCGTGGTCGGCATTGATCATGTCGGTGATGCGCGTGTTTACGGCGACCTGCCGCCTGACCCGATGCGCAATGAATGGGGTGTGCCCATCATGGGGGCTGTGGGCGATGCCCCGGTAGCCGATGGCGCGCTGAGCGAATGGCCTTACTACGGGCTCGGTCCAGACACGAACCGTTTTTATTGGACCGTGCATGTTGCCACAGCAAAGCTGACCTGGTTTCGCTGTGCCAGCGGTCAGACCGGCGTTGATCCGCACTTGCGCATTGGCCTAGCCGACGATCTGGAATGTCTGCTCAATCGCTGGAAGCCTGCACACACGCACATCATCTTTGACTACAGCGGATTGAGCAATCCAGGCGATCCGATGGCGGGCACTCCGTAACTCACTCACTTGCGTTTTGATCTGGAAACCTCGGGCGGCTGTCACCGGCTGTCCTAGAGAGAGGAATTGCGTCAATGAAATATGAACCCCCCTATGGATCGCCTGGCACAAACGATCCGTACATCAATGGCAATCCCTCGACCGGCACGATGGGGTCAATTCCTCCGGCAGCCTCAATCGAAAACCCGCAGCGCGAGATCGTCAACCTCATTGCTGACGCGGGCCTGGTGCCAGCCGATACCGATTTGCACCAGCTAGCGCGCGGCGTACAGGGCGGGCACCTCAATTATGCCATCGACGGCGGCACGCCCAACGCGCTCGCCATCAACGTCGTCCCAGCATTGCTCGCCTATGCCGCCGGGCAACGCTGGACCGTCAAGGTTTTGAATACCAATACCGGGCCGACAATTATCAATATCAACGGGCTCGGCGCGCGCCATATCGTCTATCCGCAGGGTGGCGAATTGATTGGCGGAGAACTGGCTGCGGGCGGCCTCGCCTCACTGGTCGATGATGGCACCCACCTGCAACTCGCAAATTTTGCGACTGCCGCCGTTAGCGCAACCATTCTCACCGCGCCAAAAAACTATTACGTCAATGCGGCGACCGGCGACGACAGCCTCTATGACGGCACGGCGGCGGCGGTGTCCGGCACACATGGGCCGTTTGCCACGGTCCAGCGGGCGCTAACCGCTTGCTACACCTGGAACCAAAACGGATTTTCCATAACGATCCATGTGGCGGATGGCACCTATCCGCCGTTCGGAATGAGTCAACCGCCGAACGGGGCTGGCACGATTTATATCATCGGCAATCTGACGGCCGCCGATAACGTGTTGTTTCACGCAACGTCAGGCGAAGCCATCGCCTGCACGGCCAACGGCTATTCGATTCAGGGTGTGGCGGTGCAATCCGACGCCGTAGGAGCAAGCCCGCATCTTGGCTGTGGCTTTCGCATACAGGGCGCGTCGATCAATCTCAAAAATATAACTTTCTTTTCGTGTGCCACAGCACACATGCTGTCTGATTCGAGCGCCCTGATTTTGTTAATGGGCAATGAGATGGGGTCGGCGGAAGCGGCTGACTACCTCTCCATCAAAGGCGATTCGCCTTACCATATGTTATGTGTGCAAAATTCGCTGATCCATATTGCCCAACCAATTCTCTACACCGTCGCAACTAGAAATATTAGCGTCTGGGCACAAACCACAGGCAACGCGGTCATTTCAGGATTGTATCAGTCGCAAAGCATCGGCGGGGCAGTCAACGGGCAGAAATACAATTGCTCGCTCAACGGCGTCGTCAACACCAGTGGCGCGGGCGTGAACTATTTTCCCGGCACGGTCGCCGGGGCGACGATATCCGGCGGTCAGTACGGCTAAGGCGCGGGAGAAACCACGATGACGGTCTATAACAATTTCTGGCTGGCGGATGACGGGCGCGTCTACGGCAGTGCCAAGCAACTCATAGCCGATACGTCCGATCCCGATTACACGGCATGGACCGGCCTCGGCAATGTCGCAACACCATGGCCGCGCGACGGCGCGGGCAACCAGACCAACGCCGCGTTGCAGGATGCACTTACGCCGCATGGCCTGTTTGCCAATCTGACCTATTACGCCGCCAATGTGCGATTCAACAAGGCGAGCGGCGGCGTCAGCATCGGCGGCAAGCCCTACCTGAGCGATCCAGTGTCGCGCAACACGGTCGCCAGCGCGCATGATTATGCCGTGGCAAATCCCGGTCATATCACCGATTGGAAATTGGCTGATGGGACATTCATTCAACTCGATGAGCCTGGGTTGGCGCATGTGCTGCAACAGATGGCAACCTTCGTGCAGGCCTGCTTTACCTGCGAGAGCACCACGGCCACCAGTATCACTGGCGGCAGCATCACCACGCGCGCGCAAGTCGATAGCGCCTTTGCCGCGATCTCCAACGTGCTTGCGTAACAATGGCAACCGTCAACATCACCGTTGAGAACGACGCGGATTTTTATCGCACGTTTCAATATGTCATGTCGTCCTCGATGACACCCATCGACATGACCGGTGCATCACTGGAAATGATGCTGCGTCATCATGCCGAGGATGCCGAGGCGCTGTTACGGCTCGGCACTGACACCGGAGAGATGGTATTGACTGATCCGGTCAATGGACTGTTCACGGTGAAGATCACGCAGGACACACTCGCGAGGCTTCCGCTTGGCAGCTATGACCACTCCAACATCATGACGCGCGGTGATGACAAAACAAAAATCTGGAGCGGCACGCTCATCAACAATGCAGGGCCGACGCGATGAGCAGTGTCGAAGTCTCAACATCACATGACGTAAGCATTGCCGATCCGCAACCGCCTGTCGTGGTGCTATCACCGGATGATGTGGAAACCATCATCACAGGTGAACAGGGACCACCGGGACCGCCCGGTGCGCCTGGCGGCCCGCCAGGGCCACAGGGATTGCCGGGTGCGCAAGGTCCGCAAGGTGATCCTGGACCACCGGGGCCGCAAGGGCCGAGAGGCACCACCGGCTTGACAGGGCCAGCTGGCCCGGTTGGCCCAAACGGTCCGCCGGGATCGACGGGTCCGCCGGGATCAACAGGTCCGGTGGGACCGCAAGGACCGAAAGGCAACCAGGGTGATCCAGGGACACCGGGCGCGGACTCGACGGTGCCGGGACCGGCTGGTCCGGCAGGGCCAAAGGGTGACAAGGGTGACACTGGCGCGACGGGGCCGACAGGCCCAGCTGGTGCAGATGGAGCTGGTGCACCCGCAACCGTGCCGCCGCTCATGGATGGCGCAGCGACGGTCGGTACGTCGCTATTGTTCGCGCGTCAGGACCATGTGCATCCGTCCGATACGTCGCGCGCGCCGTTGGCGTCTCCGACATTTACCGGCGATCCGAAAGCGCCGACGCCAACCGCTGGCGATAACGATACCAGCATTGCGACGACGGCCTTTGTTGCTGCTGCTGTAACAGCTGGCGCTGTATCTCCTGCCGCCGCATTGCCGTTGATCGACGCCACGCTCGCAGTCGTCGGCACCGCGACCAAGTACGCGCGCGAGGACCACGTTCACCCAACGGACACCTCGCGGGTCGCCAAGGCTGGCGACACCATGACCGGCAACCTGACGGTCACCGGCGCGGCGGTCAGCAG